ATGTTTAAGAACGCATTTGCAAACCTGCAAAAGGTCGGTAAATCGCTAATGCTACCGGTATCCGTCTTACCCATCGCAGGTATTCTGCTGGGTGTCGGTTCCGCGAATTTTAGCTGGCTACCAACGGTAGTCTCTCACGTAATGGCAGAAGCGGGCGGTTCCGTTTTTGCTAACATGGCATTAATCTTTGCTATTGGCGTTGCACTTGGCTTTACCAATAACGACGGTGTATCCGCGTTAGCGGCAGTGGTTGCTTATGGCATCATGGTGAAAACCATGGCTGTGGTCGCACCACTGGTCTTGCATCTGCCGGCAGAAGAAATTGCGGCTAAGCATTTAGCCGATACTGGGGTATTGGGCGGGATCATTGCAGGTGCGATAGCCGCCTACATGTTTAACCGCTTCTACCGCATTCAGTTACCTGAATATTTGGGCTTCTTTGCGGGTAAGCGCTTCGTTCCGATTATCTCTGGTTTCACTGCGATCTTCGTGGGTGTGATTCTGTCTTTCGTATGGCCTCCAATCGGTACGGCTATCCAGACATTCTCCCAATGGGCTGCTTATCAGAACTCCGTCGTGGCGTTTGGTATCTACGGCGTGGTTGAACGTGCGTTAGTGCCATTCGGTCTACACCATATCTGGAACGTACCATTCCAAATGCAAATTGGTGAATACACCAATGCTGCGGGCCAGGTATTCCACGGTGACATTCCACGTTATATGGCGGGTGACCCAACTGCGGGTAAACTGTCAGGTGGCTTCCTGTTCAAAATGTACGGCTTGCCAGCGGCAGCGATAGCGATTTGGCACTCAGCTAAACCGGAAAACCGGGCAAAAGTGGGCGGGATCATGATCTCCGCTGCACTGACCTCATTCCTGACCGGTATCACCGAGCCAATCGAATTCTCCTTCATGTTCGTGGCACCAATTTTGTATGTTATCCATGCAATTCTGGCAGGTCTGGCGTTCCCAATCTGTATCCTGCTTGGGATGCGTGACGGTACCAGCTTCTCCCACGGCTTGATTGACTTCATCGTACTGAGTGGCAACAGCAGCCGTATCTGGCTGTTCCCTCTGGTAGGTATCTGCTACGGTCTGGTGTACTACACCATCTTCCGTGTGCTGATTGCCAAACTGGATCTGAAAACACCAGGCCGTGAAGACAATTCTACTGAACAAACTGTACAGGGCGGCACAGAAATGTCAGCGGCACTGGTTAATGCGTTTGGCGGTAAAGAAAACATCACTAACTTGGATGCTTGTATCACCCGTCTGCGTGTCAGCGTGGCGGATATATCCAAGGTTGACCAAGCTGGTCTGAAGAAACTGGGTGCTGCGGGCGTTGTGGTCGCAGGCTCAGGTGTTCAGGCTATCTTCGGGACTAAATCTGATAACCTGAAAACAGATATGGACGAGTACATCCGTAACCATTAATTCAGGTCAGGGGAGTGCAAAAGGGAGGCTTATGCCTCCCTTTTTTTATGGTTTATTTGTTGATTTTATTGAATTATTTATTTTAACTGTCCACATCATGGCCTCCACTCGAAGATTGTCCACCCTCAGATACAAAAAAGCCCGCACGCGGCAGGCTGATTGAGAGCGGGGGAGTATCAAAAGCCCAAATCAAACTGGTCATCACCCAGATGCCCCGGCAGAAACAGATCGCGGGGTAGGGTTGCGGTGTTATTACGGCTGGGGCGGGACAGGATTTTATCGACTGATTGCAGCGTGGTGAACGTGCAGCTGCAAAGCAGGTTTTGGCATTGGTGATAATTCTCTTTTGTATTATTAGTTATCATTCTGCTGGTACGGGTGCGGGTGACGGCACCACATTGTGGGCATGACATCATGATAATAACTCCAACCTTCTCTTGCTTGGCTAAAGTATAACCTATTCATTCTCCGAATTCTTTTCCTCTATTCCTTCTCCCGCCATATCCCAGCTGGATATTTTCACTTCAAAATTCAGCGCAGTCGTAAAGCCATTATCCCCAATGGTGTGCGTGACTTGGGTAATTATCCACGCAGCCTGATCAATCTCAGGTTTAAAACCTTGCATGACAGCGGGCAGCTCTGGAAATAAGTCAGCACGACCACGCGCCAGTGTCATAGTGAATTCAGCTGCACCCCGTTGCAGTTTTGACCAGCGGGCGGCGGCGGCACGACGGGCGGCCCGTTCTGTCTTGAATGTTTCCCGCATCACAAAGACATTTCCCTCGACACCCTCCAGATAATTTCCCTCCTTGCTGCTCGATGCCGGGGTTTTTACTTTCGGTGGCGTTTTGGTCTTTCGTTTGCGGCGAACGCTGGTTTTTTGCGGCTTGCCGTAGTTGAGGTCCAGCCAGTAGGCGGTTACGCCGGTGTAAGCGTCACGGTCAGCCACCCGAAAATTGTGTTTGTCACCACTGGCGCGGGTGATGGTAATGGCCGGTAACAGCTTGCCGCTTTGGGATACCGCGCGCCCCGGATGCATAAATAACAACATGCCGTTTTTAATGGTGGTTATTGCGCCGAGCTTTTCCGCCATGCGGGTTAAAAAGCTGATATCTGACTCGCTGGTCTGGTCGGCGTGGTCAATCTCTATCTTGCCTAAATCTTCACTGACGCCCGCTTTCAGGTCATAGCGTGCTGCAATGCTGGCAACCAGTTTACCGACGGTAATATCGTGCCAGCTGTATTCCCGTTTCACATTGAAGGTGTCGCGAAAATCAGCACTGCGGGCGGTGACAATCAACTGATCCGGTGGGCCGGTGTGGCTGATTTCATCCACGGTAAAGCGGCCTTTATTGACCAGCGGTTCACCTTTCCAGCCCAGCGCAATATCAATCTGTGCCCCGCGTGCAGGCAGGGCGACTTTCTGATCGGCGTCGTCAATAACCAGTTCCAGCATATCGGCTTCAAAACCACGGTTATCGGTCAGCGTTAAACTGATCAGCCGGTCGTTAACCGTGGTCTGGGTTTTGCCGCCTATTTTGATATCAAAGGCGGGTTGTGGGGTGAGGTCGTCCGGGAGTAATTGCATGGGGTAATTTTGCGGGGAAACGACGCGCGGACATACCGCTGTTTACTGTGTCATGCCTGATACAACAGGCAGGCGGTGATTTACGCGCGAGGTTGGTTGATGATTTCGGCAAGGATTAATCCTTTTCGGAGCGTACCCCAATGGCAACAAATTATCACCATGGTGTGAGCGGTGAGGAAACCACTGACACATCGACCATCATTAACGATATCGACTCCGCCGTGATTGGCGTGGTCTGTACAGCGGACGATGCTGACGCCGCCACCTTTCCGTTGAATACGCCGGTATTACTGACGCGGGTTAAAAACGTGCTCGGCAAAGCAGGGAAAACCGGCACATTGCGCCAAACCCTGAAAGCCATCTCTGACCAAGCCAGCCCGCAAACCGTGGTTATCCGCGTGGCTGAAGGTGGTACGGAAGAGGGCGAAAAAAGCACCGAAGCCAATGTGATTGGCGGCGTGGATGAGAACGGCTTATACACCGGTCTTTATGCCTTGCTGGTTGCTGAAATGCGGGTCGGCGTGAAGCCGCGCATTATTGGCGCTCCGGGGCTGGATACCTTGGCAGTGGCTAACCAAATTGCCATTTTTGCCCGCGAACTGAAGGCGTTTGCTTATATCAGTGCCAACGGCTGTAAAACCATTGCCGAGGCCAAACTTTACCGCAAGAACTTTATTCAGCGGGAAGTGATGGTGATTTATCCCGACTGGCTGGCCTATGACAGCGAAGCCGAAAGCAATGTTGTGGTACCCGCACCGGCTTATGCATTGGGGTTGCGCGCCAAGATTGACGCGGATATTGGCTGGCATAAAACGCTGTCCAATGTGCCGGTGGATGGTGTGCTGGGCACCTCGGTTGATATCTATTTTTCCTTGCAAGGCAAAGACACCGACGCCGACGAACTGAACAGCAACCACATCACCACGCTGATCAAACAAAAGGGCTTTCGCTTCTGGGGTTCCCGCACCTGCGAGGAAGAGGTCTTTATTTTCGAAAGTTATACCCGCACCGCGCAGATCCTGCTGGATACCGTTGCGGAGGCTCATTTTTACTATATCGATAAGCCGCTAACGCCGTCGCTGGCGAAAGATGTTATCGACGGTATCAATCGCAAATTGTCGGCCTATGTTACCGCCGGTCGCTTGCTGGGTGCCCGCTGCTGGTATGACACCGACGCCAACACCACCGACACGCTGAAGCTGGGCAAGTTGACCATCCGCTACAACTACACCCCGGTGCCGCCGTTAGAAAATCTGGGGTTAATTCAGGAATTCACCGACGAATATTTCGCGAGTTTTGCGAATGCCGTCAATAGCTAAGGGTTATTACTATGGCATTGCCAAGAAAACTTAAGTATTTCAACGTCTATGTCAATGGCGATAGCTATCTGGGGCAAGCCTCGGAGCTGACGCCGCCGAAGTTGACTATCAAGACGGAAGATTATCAGGGTGCCGGTATGCCCGGCTCGGTCGCGGTGGATCTCGGCTTTGAGGCGGGTGCGCTGGACATGGAATTAACCCTCGGCGGGTTGGCCCCTGAATTACTGAAACTGTGGGGCACGCCTACCGCTGATGGGGTGCAGTTCCGTTTTGCTGGCTCCTATCAGGCGGAGGATACCGGCGAGGCTATCCCGCTGGAAATCCAGACGCGCGGCCGTTACACCGAGCACGATCCCGGCAGTGCAAAACAGGGTGATGATACCAGCCATAAATACACGCTGAAAAACACCTACTGCAAGATCACGGCAAACAACGAGGAACTTTTAGAGTTGGATGTCCTGAACATGATCTACCGAGTGAACGGTGTGGATATGTTGGAAAAACACCGCGCTAACATTGGCCTTTAATCTGGGAATTTATTTATGTCGAATACCATTGTTTTACAAACACCGATCAAGCGCGGCAAGACAGTCATTAAAGAGGTATCTCTGACTGGCGCATTGAAGCAGGCCGGTTCCCTGCGCGGTCTGAAAATGTACGACATCATTACCACCGATGTTAACGCCCTAATTAAGCTGTTGCCGCGCGTCACTTCTCCAGCGCTGACCGAGATTGAATTGGTCACGATGGACACTTGGGACTTTTCCCAATTAGCACAAGAGGTTGTTACTTTTTTACAACCAGCCTCGGAGGGGGAGCCGACGCCAACGGAAACCCCTCCCGCGAATTTGGATTTAGCCAAATAGAAGATGTGATCGCAGATATCGCTTTTGTTTTTCACTGGTCATTGCCTGATCTCTGGGCGATGACCGTGCCCGACCTTTTAGACTGGCGTGAACGCGCTGCGGTACGCTGGGGAACCACGGAAGAATAAGCCATGACTGACCGCAACCTATCGATAAAAGTGGCTTTAGGGGCGGTCAATAATCTGACTCAACCTTTTAATGCCGCCCAGAAGAGCACCGCCGCACTGGGGCGGCAAATCAAAGCCACGCGCGATAACCTGCGCGACTTACCCAAACAGGCCGCCAGTTTCGACAAGCTGGCCGAGTCCAGCAATAAAGCCGCCGCCCGTATAGAGAAATTGCGCCGAGCCTCCGACGCGGTGAAATCCCTCGATAATCCTACCCAGAAGCAGATCGCCGCCGTGCAAAAGTGGGATAGCCGTCTGGGTAAGTTACAGGAAAAACAGACCGTTGAAGTGCGGCGACTGGCTGAACTGCGCGCCAGTCTTTACCAGCACGGTGTTTCGGTTGCCAGTAACAGCACCGCCACGGAGCAAATCACTCACCGCACCGCCCAATATAACCGCCAGTTGCAACTGCAAGAGCAGCGGTTAAAACGGGTGGCGGCGGCGCGCGGCAGTTACGATCGCGGGCAGGAACTGCGTGGCAAGCTGCAATCCGGCGGAATGACGGCACTCGCAACCGGTGCGGTGATGGCGGCCCCAGTCGCGCTGGCGCTGAGAAGTTACAGCGGCATGGAAGATGCCATGAAGGGGGTGGCAAAACAGGTTAATGGCCTGCGGGATGATAACGGCCAGCGCACCGCACAATTCTATGAAATGCAAAACGCCATTAAAGACGCGGCCGAGCAAGCCCCCTTGCCGGGGGGCGCGTCAGACTTTGCCGCATTGGTCGAAGGCGGCGCACGCATGGGGGTGGCAACCGAGGGGGCCGGCTGGGCACAGCAGAAAAAAGAGCTGTTGGACTTTGCCAATGTCTCCGCCAAGGCGTCGAAAGCCTTTGAGCTGCCCGCCGGTGAACTGGCGGAAAGCCTCGGTAAAATCTCCGGGCTGTACAAGATCCCGACCCAAGATATTGAGCAACTGGGCGACGCCCTGAACTATCTGGATGATAACGCCCAGTCGAAAGGGGCGGATATTATTGATGTGCTGCAACGCATGGGTGGCGTGGCTGATCGACTGAACTACAAGCAGGCGGCCGCACTGGGATCGACCTTCTTGTCCTTGGGGGCACAGTCTGAAATTGCCGCCAGCGCGGCTAACGCCATGGTGCGCGAACTGTCAATTGCCACCATGCAAAGCAATAAATTTTTTGATGGGTTAGACGCGCTGGGCATGGATGACAAAAAGATTGAAAAGGCGATGTCGGTCGATGCCATGGGCACCATTCGCGAAGTGTTGGGCGCAGTTAAAAAACTGCCCGATGTTGACCGGTTGCGGGTACTCACGCAGCTGTTTGGTAAAGACTTCGGTAAAGACGCCGCCAAGCTGGTGAACAATATTGATGAGCTGGACCGGCAACTCGCCTTGACCAGTTCGGCGGGCTCCAAAGGTTCGATGCAGAAAGAGTCTGATATTGATAAAGACTCTATTTCGGCGCAATTGCAGCTGTTGAAATCCGGCGGCGGTAACGCGCTGAGTTCGATGGGGGAAACCCTGCGTGCGCCGATGCTGGAGGTGGTCGAGACCTTAAAAAACATGATTGGCGGCGTGCGTCGTTGGGTCGAGGCTAACCCCAAACTGGCAGGCACTATCATGAAAGTGGTCGCGGCGCTGTCAATTGCCACTATTACGCTGGGCGGATTGGCACTGGCTGCGGCGGCATTATTGGGGCCGATGCTGGCCCTGCGGTTGGGGTTCTCGCTGCTAGCTGGTAACGGGGGGCTGGGTGCGTTACTGCCTAAATTTACTTGGTTATCAGGGGGGATCAGTCGGTTGGTGCCTAATATATTGCGTGTCTCTCCGGCGTTATTGTCGTGGCGAACCAGTGCCAGCGTGGCCGGTTCCGCACTGGGTGGCCTACGGTCGAAAATGGCGTTGCTCGGCTCTAATGCGCAGATGGCCCTGTCCAGCGCTTCTGGTCGTGCCGGTGCGGCAATGTCTACCGCCTTTAGTCAGCCGGGGGCGGCGCTGGGTCGTCTTGGCAATATGCTGAAATGGGTGGCGACTTCCCCGCTTCGCCTGTTGGGCAGTATTGGCGGCGCGGTGTTTGGTGCACTGGGGTCGGCGGTGGGGCTGGTATTAAGTCCGGTCGGGTTATTGGTGGCGGCCGTCATTGGGGCGGGCGTGCTGATTTATAAGTATTGGGAGCCGATAAAAGCATTTTTCAGCGGTTTCTTTACCGGATTAATCGAAGGGTTAAGGCCAATCAGAGAAGCCTTTGCACCACTGGCCCCGATCTTTGACGGCATCGGCAGCGCGATTGGGCGGGTGTGGAACTGGTTTACTCAGTTGCTTTCGCCGGTCGAGTCGTCTAAAGCCTCGCTGGAAGCCGCCACCAATGCCGGAAAAACCTTTGGTGAGGTGGTTGGTGCAGTGATTAGCGGACTGTTTTGGCCGGTTGAACAGCTGGCAAAAGGGCTGGGTTGGCTACTGGAAAAGCTGGGGGCCATCCCGAAAGCGGCGGATGCGGCCAGCGGTGCGGTGGCGGCGATGAACGGGCCGAAAGCACCCGTGATGTACGAGTGGGATCCGGTACTGAAAAAGATGGTGGAGGCGAAATCCGCGTGGTCGTGGAGTCCTGATAAGCCGGTCGCCGGTAATAGCAGTGCTATGGCGAACGCGGCAGCATCCCCGATTGCCAGCGCCCCAGCGGCGGCCCCGTCTATCTACGGCGCAGTTGACCGCAGTAAAAAGAAAAAAGGCAGTGGTGACAGTCTCGACAGCAGTTCGACGGCCACAGCGGCAGCGGATAACGCACGGGATAAGCTGGGTGATATCGTGTTTAAAAATGTGCCGGATTATCTGCCGCTGGCCTCGCCATATTTATCCGCCCCGGCAAAAGCAGCGGCGCAGCCCGGCCTGTTGGCAAGAATGCAGCAGAGCGCCAGCGATATGCTGGCTCGCACGCGGGACATGATCGCACCGGGTAATGATTTTGACGCGTTATCACTGGCCGGTGATATTCCACAACTGGCAAGAAAGCCGCTCAGTGCGCAGCGAAATAGCGGCCCGATTTCCTATGAAGGTGATCGCTACGACATTACGATCACACTGCAAGGCCAACAAGCGGCCAGCATAGACGAAAATAAACTGGTCAATATGCTGTATGACAAAATCGCCACGCTACAGCGCCAGAAAGAGTCCCGCCGCCGCTCCACCTTTACCGACAGGGAGCAATAATCATGATGATGGTTTTCGGGTTGTTTGTGTTTGAACTGCGCACCGCGCCTTATCAGAATCTGGGGCAGGAAAGCACCTTCCGGCACGTCAATAACAGTCGAGTCGGCAAGTCGCCGCGCTATCAATATATTGGCCCCGGTGAGGATAAAATTACGCTGGGCGGGACGTTGTACCCGGAAGTGACCGGCGGTGATGTGTCGCTGGCGGCACTGCGCACCATGGCTTACACCGGCAAAGCCTACCCGCTGATAGAAGGCACCGGCGGGATTTATGGCATGTTTGTGATTACTGGCATCAGTGAAACCCGTACTGAGTTTTTTAAGGACGGCAAGGCAAGGAAAATAGAGTTTTCGCTCAGCCTGGAAAAGGTCAGTGAGGATTTGCGGGAAATGCTGGCCGATGTGGATATGGGGTTGGGTTTTTTGTAATACCGGAGAACACCGTCAGCTTTATCTGTACTGCAGCAACGTTAAGCCCGCAACTTATGCGGGCTTTATTATTACATTTCTGGCGGCCAGACAGGCACGCGATACCCTTGATTTACCGCTTCAACTAATAACCATTGCGGCAGTTCGGGCAACTCAATCAGCGGCCAGTTTTCCACGGTCGGCCATGTGCGATAGGCTGCGCGGGTGGTGGTTAACTCGGAACGTTGCGCCTCCGTCAGCAGCGTGTCGTCAATCGAATAATCACTGACCATCATGGAGTCAGTTGCCATAATAAAATCATCACGGTGAGAGCGAGCTTTTGCTGCAAGTTCATCGGCTGTTAGTGGTTGTTGTGGGGAAGCATCTACCCACGCAGGCATTCCATCAACAGAACCGCGCACCTTACCCGCTGGCGGTTCCCCTGTGTAAAGTGCAAATATATCCTCATCAACATCTACACCAGACTCTGGCCACATTCCTGCTTGTTTATAATCTTCCATGCTTGAATATGGGAAAAATAGATTCTTAATATCACTGAATAAATATTTCATTTTATTTTCCTATAGCGATCCAATCGGTACCCACAGTGCTAATTGCGTTTGAGTTTAAGACCCACACGGCAAATGAAAAGCTTGTCCTACCGTCACCCAACGGCCCCATATTTGCTGAATAACGCGTAGCCGGTGGGTTTGCAGAACTTACTGGCAATAAAGCCAATGTAAATCCGACTGCAAACGGAACGGGGAAATTTACCAATGCATAACCCGCATCGGAGCTGTTCGCCCTCCCACGCTGAATAATGGTGCCATCAGGATATTTCACCCAACCACTGCCAGAAGTGAATGAATTCATGTCGGGTATTTGTCCCGCACCGGTTCCGACATTTTTTATTGCCGCAGTCCCTAATCCAAGGTTTGTGCGAAAGGTTGCTACATTCGGAATATCACCACCATTTTTGGCCTTATCCATTTTTGCTGCCAATGCGTTGGTCATTGTTGTAGCAAAATTCGGATCATTGCCCAGCGCGTCGGCCAGCTCTTTTAGGGTGTCGAGCGCCGCCGGTGAGGATGCAACCAATGCCGCCAGTGCGGCTTGCACAAAAGCAGTGTTCGCCAACTGTTGCGTATTATTTCCCGCCGCTGGCGTGGGAGTGGTTGGTGTGCCTGTCAGTACCGGACTGGCAAGCGGTGCATAGTCTGCGACCACCTGTTTAACATGCGCTGTAGTTGCCAGTTGTGTGCTGTTGTCTGCTTTTACGGCCGTAGGGGCGGTGGGCTTGCCGGTTAATGGCGGACTGGCTTTCGGCGCGTATTGTGAGTGCGGATCAGTCGCTGCCAAATGCGCTGTCATCAACCCATCGGCATAGGCTTTAACCTCAATTACTTTATCATCCACATACTTACGCGTTGCCAGCACTACCGACGGATCGATTTTTAATGTGACCGCCTCAGTGCTACTGACAATCAGCACCATGCGCACGGTTTGCGTGCGGCCGCTACCCTCTTGCAACTGCGGCTTATAGGTTTCCGGGCAGTTGGCAATGGCGATCAGAATGCCGTATTTATCAAACAAGCCAATCTCACGAATCCACCAACCGCCATCTGTTTCGGGTATCACTTGTTCCGCGATAATCTGGCTACTGTTGGCCGCATCAATACTTAATGAATTCAATGCAGCGCGGCGCTTCTCGCCAATCAGCTGCGTTTGCGCGGCGTTCGGCAGCGGTAATACGCCGCCGCCGTCGCCCACGGCCATATGGGTGATCTGTAATTGGGTGCCGAGGGCCGTGGCGTTTGCCAGTTTGGCCGCCCCCAGATGGGTCAGTATGGCAAAGAATTTTGTGGTCATGGGTTCACGCTCACGCTGTCAATAAGATGAAGTGTGCCGCCGGTATAGCCTTGGCCGGTCACAGTAATAGTTTCAGGTAAATAGGGGTAAACGGTCAGCTCGTCACCGTCGTAACTGGCGACACTGATAGGGATCGCACCGGAGACATCCAGATTGATAGACAGGCCGACCAGATGGCGGCTACAGGGCTTGGCATCATCAATCAGCCGCTCCAGTTCAAAATACATTTCATCGGTAATGCCGGTTTCCAGCACGCCGACATCAAGGCGAAAGGTGCCGGGCGTTTCGTTGGTTTTCCACCATTCGATCACTTTAATGAGATAGCCGAGCGGCTCAACCACGCGCCGCAATGCGCCAATAGTGCCTTTGCGTTTGTGCAGGTAAGCCGAGGATTTCACTACTGCGCGTTTGGTGGTTTCCGGCCAGCTTTCATCCCAGCGATCAACCGACCACGCCCATGCCAGATAGGGCAGCAACGGCAGCGGGCATAGGTCAGCATTCCATAACAGACGCAGGGGGACTGGCACATCGCCCAGACGGGCGCAGGCTTGTGCAGCGGCGATTTCCAGCGGGGATGATCCGGCCGGTAGCAGGCGGTTATTCATCGGTTCCCCCGACCGTCAGCACGGCGCGGGTACAGTAGGCGGCTTGTGTTTTGTCGAGTACCACGTCAGCCAGTGGCGCATTCAGTTCGACACGCTGCACCCCCTCAACATGCAGCACGGCATAAATGGCAGAAATACGGATATCTCGCCCCAGTCGGCGCTGGGTGCTGATATAAGCATTCAGTCTTGCTTCAGCTGCCGCGCGGACCGGTTCAGCTTCCGGTCCCGGATAGATATAGAGCACGGCGTCAATCTGGTATTCGACAATGGCGGCGGATTGCACGGTGATACGGTCAGCCACCGGCCGCACGTCCTCGTCATTCAGGGCGGTGCGAACAATGTCCAGCAACTGCGACGTGGCTTCACCGTTTCCAGCCCGCGCCAGCACGGTGACAGTGACGCAGGCTGGTGACGGACTCAGCGCCGAGGCATCAGCAACCTGACCATCAGCGCTGCGGGCGTGGGCTTCATAGGCTCCGGTCGGTCCGGCAACACTCAGTGCCTCAAAGGCTTGCGGGATCCGCAGGCGAAAATCGGTATCAGACTCCATCACGGCAGGAATGGGCGGAATGGCATCCGGATCGGCGGGCGTGATAATCAGACGTTGAACGTTATTATTGGCCCCTAGTTGGTCTAAATCGCTGCCGTTGGCATAGGCCACCATGACCGCCTGTGCCGCCTCATTAACCCGCTGGCGCAATACCAGCTCACGGTACGCATTTTCCTGCAATAGCTTGACTAAAGGCTCAGATTCTAACGATAAGGTGCGCATGATTGCCTCCTGTTCGTCGGCTGGATATAGGGCGATGAGTTCCGCCTTGCGTTCAGCGAGTAGAGTTTCATAATCCAGTGCTTCCACCGCCAGCGGGGCGGGCAGCTGTGACAGATCGATAGTGCTCATGAACCGCCTCCAACGGGGATTGCCAGATTAAAAATGTCAGCCAGATCCGTGCGCTGGCCCTGAAGCTCAAGCGTCATTTTGCCCGCCTGCGGCTCCGCCAATAACACGCGAGTGAGTACCACACGCGGCTCCCAACGCATGATCGCGCTGTAGGCTGCCGACATGGCTTTCAATCGCAGCAGCGGGTTCTGCGGGTCGTCAATCAAATCAGACAGTAATGAGCCATAGCCCCGCCGCATACACCGTGTCGTGGTCGGTGTGGTGATGATGTCGGTGATTGACTGGGTGATATGGTCCATATCGGTAATGCGCCGCCCGGTCTGGGCATTCATGCCTAAATACATCATTTGTTTGGCCCGTCCGAGCTACTCCCACCGCGCTGCACGCCGCCGTGGGTGTGGCTATCAACCACTACGCCATTGGATGAGAAGGTGCCGCCGGAGTGCTCAATATTTCCGGTCATTTTGCCGCCTTGTTTCACTTCTAAGGTGGTAGTGGTCAGATGCTGGGTGCATTCCACTATGGGCGTATCCAGTGTGATTTTGACCGAGGCGGTACAGGTGATTTCTGGTGCGGTGGCATGGATAGATTCACCCGCATCAAGGGTGGCGGTTTTAATGCCGCTGGCTTTCAGCGCGCCGGTGTCAGCGTTGTACTCAATCACCGCACCGTCGGGGTAGGTGGTGTGCTGGGTGTTGGCGGTGTTCATCGGCGTAGGGAGACTATGTTGATACAGGGAGGCAATGATCACACCGGCGGACAGTTCACCGCCAGCGGCCAAAATAATCACCTGCTCCCCTTCGGTCGGCGGCCACCATGTTTTAGCGGTACCGGCACGGCGAACCGACCACGGTAACCAGTCAGTGAGCAATTCACCGCAGCGCACGCGGGCTTTGGGCGGATCGAGGGTTAAATCCACCTGTTCCACGATACCGAAACGGATCAGATTCATTATCAGGCGATAGATTTCGGCGTTGGTCATGGGGCAATACTCGTTATTCAGCGTAACGGTATTGTTTACGCGCGCGGGCAGGGGTGCAACGCGCGGCAGTTGTAGGGGGGCTGTGACAACTTTTAGCGGGAAATGTCAGGCGGTTTAGCTAATACAGCGGGCGAATAACGCAGTCATGCGTTGATAACGGCAATGGTAGCCATCAATATTGGCTTGAATCCATTCATCGGGGTTGATGCTAGCAAAGGAAATGTGAAAGCCGCAATTGATAACAAGATGTTCGAACAGCAACCGCTGCGCCCGGCCATTACCTTCACGGAAGGGGTGGATAACATTAAGATCAGAGTAGTATTCCGCCAGTTTTACAATCAGCGCGTCATAGGGCAGGCCAACCAGATAATTCTCTTGTGCCAGTTGATTAAATAGCCGGTTAGCTTCAGGTGTAATACGATTGATATTGCAAAATCGGGTGGTGCCTTTGGAAATATCAATGGTGCGCAGCTCGCCAGCCCAATGATAAATATCGCCAAACAAGGCTTGATGCAGTGCGCACCAGTAGCGCAAATCATAGGGTGGCGGGCTAAATTCGATCTCCATAATCGCCAGTTCAGAAAAATCTTTTTCCATCTCAATAAATTGGTCATCATCAGTAATGCCGAATTTATTGATTAACACCTGACTGTTCGGGTAGGTATAAGGATCGGGGCCGTCACCGTATTTATCGCTGTTCACCGCGAACTCGGCTGGCTTTTGGTGGCGTATTTATTCATCAGGCTTTGCTTCAGTTTAGCCCTTTCGTTCTTTGAGGTTGGCAACGTTTGATTGGTACTGTTCAAGCCTTCCAAACGCATACTTTGGCGATAGTTTTCTAACTTCACACGGTCGAAGTACTGTTTTTTCTCAGCCAGACTCGTCATTACATTAGCCATTACGATCTCCGGTAGTGCATATAGAAATGTAGATAAAACAAATATACGCGATCCAGCGGAGTTTTTCATCCCAGCGTTATGTTAGCCACGGGCGATAAAGTCAAACACTTGGCCGAGCACATTATCACTGTCTTTTTTAGTGATGCCGAGCAATTGACGGGCGGGGTAATCCGCTTTCACATAGGGGTTCACCTGATCGGTGCCGCCGTACTGGTGTATTTGGGCAATTTTGGCGGCGACCCCCACATAACCGACCCCGGCTGAGTCGGGTAATGCCTGAAGGCGCAAAAAGGTCGCATTGCGCAAGCGGCGAAACATCGGCTGTTTTTTACTGGTGCGTTTAGTGGTGGCCTCCGCCTCGACCGATAAAAACCGGTCAATATCGACACGGTTAAAGGTGCGGATCGCGTTACGGTTATTATCCCAGCCGGTTATCTGGCGCTTATTGCCCGACCAGTTTTTCAGGTCGCGCACCGAGCCTTGATAGATAAACCGCAGGCGTTTTTGCACGGTTTTAATGCTGTCTTTGCGTTTGGTGTACGGGGAGCCATCCGCGTTTAATTGCTGACGAATACGTTGTTGCTGACCACGGCGCAGGGTGATGGAAATGTCCCGGCTTAATTTATGCCGCGCGCCTGATTTCCCGCGATTAACCAGACGTTGTAAATACTGTTCCAGTTCCTGAAATTCGTTATCCATAGCGCCTCTTTTCGTCTGTGGCCAACACAGTCATTTTTGTCTGTACTCGATATCATCCCGCCCAAGGTGTGTTGGCGGCGGCCCGCTCCCAATCAGCCAACATATCGCCGCGCGGGTCGGCGGGTTCGTCAAGGTGAGTTAATTCCAATCGGTCATTCACGTCCGCCACCCTGACCGCCTCAGTCAGTTCAAGGTGCAGCATGATATCGGCGGTGGCGTTATTGAGAATATCCGCCTCAAAGGTAAAGCCGGTTTTGCGTCGGTCGGGATTAAAAATCAAATCTGGCTGATGGCGGTGTATCCACAGCATGGCGGGCAACGTCACCGTATCCATGGCGTAGGGGTAATCCATCACGATAACGTGCAGGGTGTAGCGGTATTCGAATGAGAGCGACTTTTGTCCAGTGGCGACCACGACGCCCTTATCCAGCCAGATAGCCAGTTTATCGGGGTTATCCCGCAGATAAGGCACCGCCTGACTCAGTGCGGCGCGTAGCAGGTTAGGTTTTAGCATCGGACATTCCTTGCTGGCAGGCCAGCACGGTATCAACCTGCGCCGCGCAGGCGTGTAAAGCCGCTTCCAACTGGTCGATATCGTCGTTTAAATCGCCGTTAGTTTGTGGGTTGGCCGCCGGAAACAGGCACGCTGCGACCTTCGGACAGCCATTGACGGTAATCTGCGGCCCCAGTGAGGGCGGGGCGCTGACGCAGCCGGATAATATCATCAGGCAGGAGAGTATCAGCCCAACGGCGTAACGTTTCATTTTCACGATATAACCTCTTTAACTGGCTGTTACGCTGGGCCAACAGCTGATCGGCACTGGCAACCTGTTGGCGCAATTGTGCCTGCGCCTGATTATTGGCATTGGCGGTCAGTGCCAGCGCGATAAGTTGCCCGCTTTTAATCACCGCATCGGCTGCTTGCTGGTCAATCACCGCCTGTCTAGCCTCAGACAAACGATAAGTTTGCACGCCACTGGTAAGGAGCAGCGCGGCAGCAATCGCCCATGCGATCGGGGCCGTGTTGAAGAGTGGCATGGTGTCAGCCCGGATAGTGACGGGCGGGCAATTGAAAATGCGGGCCGTCTTTAAAGGCGGTCCAGTTACCGCCCCATTCCACGGCGATCCCCAGCTCGGCAGCGGCCTGTTTCATCGCATCGGCCATCGGGTAAAAATATTTCCATTCCCAGCTAACTTTACCGTCCGGCAGCGGCACGATATCAACCGCATGGCCGGTCAAATGGCGGCTATTCAGCGTTTGGCTGGCACCGATTTTAACCAGTTCACGCTGGCGTTCTGGCGTGCGAACACCTTCGATCACTTTAAAATCCATCGGGGTTAATGCCAGTGCGCGGCGTACCACCTTGACCAAATCAGGATGCACGCCGATCAAGTTGCTTTCGCTGGCTTTGCCGAAAATAAACTTATTGTTTGGCATCAGGGGTTCCCACCTTTTTATTCACGATTTTAAAGACCAGTTCACGAATGGCTTGCAAGCCAATCAGCCCGATTAAGCAGCTGATAAAGATTTCTACTTTTCCGGCGGCGACTTCGGTTAATGCGCCGTTTAGCCAAGGAATGGCATCAATCAAGTGAATGAGCATAGGGGAAATCACCGGCCCAATATTGACGCCGACCAGCCCACAGACCACCCCCTCGCCGATGCCTTCGCGCAATTTACCGCCTCCCCATACCACGCGGCGAAATGCCACAATAAAGCCGACCAGAAAGCCGTTGATTACCGTGGAATGCGTGGAATAAAAATCCACCATCGCGCCTAGCCAGCGCGGATCTTTTTCTGGCATTTTCATGTCCGTTACCCCTTTGGGGTGCCGTGGCTGTGGCGATTAGTCCCACAGCTGAATAATATTTTGTTGTGCTGATTCAGTGACGTTGGGCAGTTCCAGCCAGTGACCGACGGGCAGCACTGGCCCCAGTTCGGCCAGTCCCGGATTCGCCTGATAAACCGCCTCAGTCACCCCCTCGGTGCGGCCGTAATGACGCCAGCACAAGGCGTCGACGGTGTCATACTGTTGAGCCTGAACACGCATTTACACCAACTCGGCAATGCCGCGTTCGCGGCCTTGCACATCACTGATGGCCCAGCGGGCATCCCGCCACAGGCCGGTGATTTGCGGATCAAGTGCGTCGGCCCGCTTATTGCCGTCGCCAGTGGTGTCCATATCGCGATAACGTTCGGTTAGATTTGCCTTGGCATGGCAGTAGACCGCCCGCCGATAGCGCTGTACCCGGATGGATTCGCCCGCGACTTGTTCCGACTCCACCGCGTCCAGCGTCATCACGCCAGCGGCTTCCTGTCCGCTACGCCATGCCCGTAATTGACCGTTGGTGTTACTGATGGCTTCGATCACCGCCTCTTTCAGGCGTTCAGCGGTAACATTGCCGTCCAGACGCATCACCTTGCGTAAATCACCTAGCGAGATTTCCGGCCAAAACGGCGCGCTGGCGATCGTCACGTTCGGCCCTTCTGGTGGGCTTGCCGGGTGTACCGGTTCAGTGGCTAACAGGCTCATATCATCACCGTTAATAAAATGGGCGGTGGACGCGGTTATCAGGGATAAACCTCATTTCCGCGTGCCGCCCGACGTGCGGGGCACGATTCAGGGGGTACGTTTGGCGCGTACCGTGTTTGTTTTTGCTTTGGCCGCCGATTTTTTGGCAGCGGCAGCAGATTGGGTTTTTCTGGCCGGTTTCGCCGGTGCTTCTGCGGCAACAACAGGGATATCGGGCGCGGTAGCGGTCACGTCAGCGCTTGCGGTCGTGATAACGTCGGTAGCGGTGGTTTGCTCGGTATCGCCTACACCAGCACTGGCCGCGCTCGCAGCAATCAGTGCGGCTTTTTTCAGGTTCCGTTCCAGCACTTCAATATCTTTTTTCACGCCCGCATCTTTATGTGCAGCTAAAGCCCGCTGCAACCAGATCAGAGCGGATGCCTGATCGGCCAAATGGGTGCTTTCACGTTGGGTATAACCAATCGCTTTAAGCAGCTTGGCGCGGGCTTCATCCGGCATATCTTTATCCGCCGTCAGCTCTTGCAGCCGCAGCAAGAGATCAATCTCAATCGCCGGATTATCGGTTGCCGCCCCTTTGTAGCGCAGCAATGCAGCTTCTGACACCTGATCGACAATGAAGCAGGCGGCCGTGCGCTGGTATTTGTCCGCCATTGGCAGGTTATGGCTGATCACATATTCGGCCAGGCGCAGCGCGTCGCGGTATAAACCGGCATCCACCGACCACACCATGCAGGTAGTGACCACCTCGTCACTTTGGCCGGTGTTGGCCGTCAGGACGCCGTCGATCCAGCCGTCGTAAGCGGGCAGCATTTCGCGCTTCATGCTGGCGCGGGTGATATGTGACTGGAATTGCGACAGGCGGCGCTGATCAATGCGCAACCGGTAAAGCTGTTGTTCATAGGCGGAGCCTTGCACCACATCGTCCTTGGTGCCGCGCCGTTCTGCCATCACTTTATCGTAATGGCGCTGTGCTGGAGTTAACATCATGCCCCCTAGGCGTAATGGGGCGGCAGAGCCGCCCGCGTGTACCGGCGACCGTTAAACCGGCTCACCGGCTTTGATACCTTCAATCAGGCAACCGAAACCGTAATCCTCCACGCAATAAGCCTCGTTATCGGACTCATAGGTAGTGACGCGGTTAAACTCCGGTTCCTCTTTGATGGTGCGGCGGTGTGTTCCTTCCTGCACGTAAATAGCCAGATTGTCGAATGTGGTGATAAACATGGCATCAGCGGGGAAGAACGGCACGCGGTAGGTCTGCATCCCGCCGATTTGCTTCTGGGATACCAACATCTGACCGGCCAGTGCTTCCGTATTAGGATTGCTGCCGCTGACGGTGTTCAGCACAGGGAAATACTTGTCTGCTAGCAGTTTGCGGCCACAGATAACAATCAGGCCGGTGTCGTCCTGATACCATGGATCAATCAGGCTGTTGACGGCGTCAAAGGCCAGTGCATCAAGGTTCCCATATTGCCCCTTGGTGATAAGTTTGTTGTCCTCATCACGGGTGGATACCATCACATCAGCCATCACACGCTGTGGGGCAAACAGACGATACTTTTCTAAAAAGCCGAAATTCACGTCCTGCAATAAAGGGTTAGCGACAATATCTGACTTGGCAGCTACTGACTTCCCGTTAAAGCCAATCATGATGCGATCCAGTGCGCGGCGCGTAATGATCTGGTTGGTGACGCGGGTTTTAAAATCACGTTTACCGGCCCACGCATCCAGACGGGCATAGCTGATATAGGTGTCAGAGTTGGTTTGTTCGCAACGGTATGTACCGTTATCCTCAATGGTTTCCGGTGAGTTCGGCTCACGGCGTACCGTGGTGGAGGTGTTGCGGCTGGCAATCGGGCCACTGACACCAATACCAATGCGCTGGCCTTCCTGCTCTGGCACGAGGTTAATGTTGATACGTTTTAAAAAATCACTAGATTGCTGAATTTTATCTTCCAGCGTTTGAGCAACAGACGGGGCTACCGTAAATTGTTTGGCAACGCGATCCAGCGATAAGCCGTTGAGCTTGGCCTGTGCGGACAGGTATTCGTCCCATTTATCACGTGTTTCATTTCTCATGTTCTTCATTCCTGTGGATTCAATAGGGCGACTTAGCAGTCGATAACGTCGTCGGCGCTGCCTTCCGGGCCACCTTTGGCCGGTGGCCGTTGGTTGAACTGGCTATCTTCGGATTGCAACTTGGTTGTCACGGTGGTGAGCGAAATCGACAGCTGGGCTACCTGACTTTTCAGGTCGGTTATTTCTCGCTGATTGGCGGCAAACTGTTGTTGAGTTTCCAGTAGTGTTTTTTGGCTCTCGGCAACCAGCTGCACCGCTTGGCGAATGTCATCCAAATTGCCGTCGGTTTTCTTTTCAGCACCAAACAGCAATTCTTTGATTTTGGCGGTGAATTTCTTGCTGGTGTCGTCCGCTGCCTGCACCTCTTCAAACTCAATAAAGGTCTCTTCCAGCGCGGTAAATAGGCAATCAGGGGAATGTTTGCGACCGGCCAGCGGATTAGGTTTGGATTCAGATACTTGTTGAGCGCAGAACTGAAGCAGTTCCGTGCCTAAGCTGCCGGGGTCGTCAGTCAGCGCCAGCCCTTTCAGATAAGCGCGGCCACTGGTAGCGAAGTTCGGATCAAACTGGATAGAGCTGTAAACCTTCTGGCGGCTCTTGTTCAGCGTCAGTAATTCGTCGGTCGGGTCAATCTGGGCAAGCAGCGCCATTTTGCCCTTGAGTGCGCCTTCGGTGATCTCTTCTGTTTTCACGGCGGTGATATCGCCATAGCAGCGAAACACGCTATCAGGGTAGGGGCTTTTGTAATGCTCCAGATCCACGCGGGCACCGTAGACCTTTGGGTCGTAAGTGAGTGCAATGTCGAGTAGATCCTGACGGTTAATCACGCGGCCGTCAGTGGTTGCCCCTTCAACGGCAACGCGGAAAAACTTGGATAATTTAGGCATATAACAATGCTCCGGGTATCAGCAATCGGTGTGCAATAAGCAGCGGAGACCATCATCACCCCAGCGGCTAAACCCGCGCAAAGCCTTGTTATTGTAAGAGACCTGCTACAACTTTATCGCCTCGCCGACAGTCACGCGGGCGCGATAGCCTAGCCTCATGAACAAATTAGCCCCCGATTCTGCACGCGATGCCCGTAGTCTTTACTGGCAGGGATACCAGATATCCCATATCGCCAAACTGACCGGTTTCAACGTGCATACGCTGTACTCCCGGCGCAAGCGTGAGAACTGGGACAAAACCGCGCCCCTTGACCGGGTGCGCTTTACCACTGAGGCCCGTTATAACCAACTGATTGATAAAACCGAGAAAAGCGGGCGGGATTTTAAAGAGATTGATTTGCTGGCGCGCCAACTGGTGCGCTTTGACCGCCAGCTGAATAATGAGGGTGGCGAGGGTCGTAAGAAACTGCCGAAAAATCATTTCAGTGATGAACAGATCGCGCAGTTGAGAGCGCGGTTTTACGATGGGCTTTATGAGCACCAAAAGCGTTGGTATAAAGCCAAAAGTCTGGCGATCACTATCCGCAATATCCTCAAGTCGCGCCAGATTGGGGCAACTTGGTATTTTTCCCGCGAAGCGCTGATCGATGCATTGGAAACCGGCCGTAATCAGATATTCCTGTCCGCCTCTCGCGCTCAGGCGCATCAGTTTAAGCGCTTTATTATCAAGTTTGCCGCCGAGGTGGGCGTCGAGTTGAAAGGCGATCCGATTATGCTGTCCAACGGTGCCGAGCTGCATTTCCTTGGCACCTCGGCGGCGTCGGCGCAATCGTATACCGGCAACCTGTATTTCGATGAATATTTTTGGACGAGTAATTTTATCAATCTGCGCAGCGTGGCCGCTGGGATGGCAACACAGAGCGGGCTGATAGAAACCTATTTCTCTACCATCTCCAGTGAGGAACACGAAGCCTATCGTTTCTGGTCGGGCGAGCTGTTCAACGACGGCCGCAAAAAGGCTGACCGCGTCAACATTGATATCACCCACAAGAACCTGAAAAACGGCAAGATTTGCGCGGATATGCAGTGGAAGCAGATCGTGACAGTGAAAGACGCTGCGGGGTTGGGTTTTGACCGTATCGATATTGACGACCTAATCGCCAAGAAATCCCCGGATGAATTCAACAACCTGTACATGTGCCAGCCCATCACCAATGGCGAGCGGCCATTCTCTTACAGTGAGTTGATTAACTGCGGCGTGGATGGCTGGAATGCGGGCGTGTGGGACGACTGGCGGCCCTATTCGCCACGACCGCTGGGCAATACGCCGGTGTGGATTGGCTACGACCCCAACGGGGAAGGTGAAGGGGGCGACAGTGCCGGACTGGTGGCAATTGCGCCGCCACAGGTGGAAGGGGGTAAGTTCCGCGTGCTGGAAGCTATTCAGTTGCGCGGGATGCCGTTTGAACTTCAGGCGGAGGAGATCAGGAAAATGACCCAGCGCTATAACGTGCAGTTTATCGGTATTGACGGCACCGGCATTGGCGGCGCGGTGCATTCGCTGGTACTGAAATTCTTCCCGACCGCCGTGAAATTTGTCTACAGCATCAGCGTGAAGTCTGCTTTGGTCCTCAAGGCGCAGATGGTGATGCGTCGAGGCCGTTTTGAGTATGACGCTGGGCTAAGTGTTATCGCTCAATCCTTTATGACTATCCGTAAATCAGTGACACCGGGCGGAATGACGACCTATGTGTCTGACCGTTCCAAAGGGGCCAGCCACGGCGACGTGGCGTGGGCCATCATGCACGCATTGCAAAATGAACCGATTGGCGCAGAAACCGGCAGCACCGGCGGCGGCTTTGTACAGGAGTTTTAACCGTGGAAATGAAGACTATTTTACCCGCAACACCCGCTGATGCACCGCCAACCCAGCAGCCCATCTCGACAATGGAATCGTTCACTTTTGGCGACCCGACGCCGGTATTGGATCAGCGCGACTTATTGGATTGCATGGAGTGCGCCCGCAATGGTGACTGGTATGAGACGCCGATCAGCTTCTATGGGCTGGCGCGTATTTTTCACTCAGCCATTCACCACCAATCACCGCTTAATTTTAAACGCCGGGTATTGATGAGTTGCTACCGGCCGCACCCGTTATTGTCCCGTGCTGATGCCGGGGCATTCGTGCAGGATTTTCTGGTGTTCGGTAATGCCTATCTTGAACTGCGCAAGAATCGCTTGGGCGGCCCGCTGGCACTGAAGCATGTCCCGGCCAAGTACATGCGGCGCGGGAGCGATTTGGATCAGTATTGGTTTGTGACCTACGAGAAAGAGGACTACGCCTTTGCGGCTGGATCGGTGTTCCATCTGGCCGAGCCGGATATCCATCAGGAAATTTACGGCTTGCCGGGGTATCTGGCGGCCATCCCGTCGGCGTTGCTCAATGAGGACGCTACGCTGTTCCGGCGCAAGTATTATATTAACGGCAGTCATGCCGGGGTGATTGTTTATCTGTCTGATGCCATGCAGAACGATACCGATGTGCAGGCACTAAAACGCACCCTGACCGATGCCAGAGGGAAGGGAGCATTCAAGAACGTATTTGTGTACGCGGCAGGCGGGAAGAAAGACGGCCTGCAAATCATGCCCTTCAGTGAAATAACCGCCAAGGATGAGTTTAATGGCATCAAGAACGTGACTCGTGATGATTTACTGGCCGCGCACCGCGTACCGCCACAGCTGATGGGGATCATGCCGACCAATACCAGCGGTTTTGGGGATGTGGAGAAGGCCGCGAAGGTGTTCGCCATCAACGAGCTGTACCCCATCATGGAAGATCTCAAAGCCCTGAATGATTGGATCGGTGTTGATGTATTCCAGTTCAACCCCTACGCACTGGCCGAGGCTTAAGCCTGCCTAACGGATTCATTCAATAATTTTCATTCACATCTGCACGGGCGCACATTGCAACCCGTGCGATATTCCGATCACGCTGTAACGCGCTGTGCGCCCCTTAGCGAGGCGCAAGCCTGACGTATCCGAACACGACCCCCATCACCCAAAAGCACATCACCATGACCCACAAGCGGCGAGTCAGCCGGAGGTGCTCGACCTCCCCTAGACCCTTCAGCGCGCGATTGTCTCCCCTCCACGCCTGCACGCAAAAAGGGGTGTTTTTTGTGCATCTGTGCAAGTGGCCGCAGACCGCGCCAGTTCTGGGCTGAAAGAGAATTTAAGAAAACTAGAAATTTGTTCATTTTTGTGCAAATCTTTCAATCCAAAATAGTGTACATTGAACTCTAGTTATATGATTAAAATCACTTTGTAGCTAGTTATCAGTATGGCGAGAAAGATAGCAAGTAAATTATCATAGGGGCAAAATGAGAAAGCTAAAAAAATCAGGAAAAGAAGCATTTCTCCGCGCTTGGAATCAGCATCTTTATGTAGTGCTTCGTAGAAAGGGCAGATGTAGCTATGGAGGAAGTAACTCGAATGTAATAATTAAAGATGAAACATGTATTGTGCAAAACCCTATAGTTACGTTTATCGAAAAAATCTCATTAAAAAAAGGTGTTTCTAAGCAATTTTTTGCTAAAGAAAAAATCAGAGTTCCACGTAACTTTAGTTTTTATGATAATCCCGAAGAATCACTTTTATTTATACACTCTGCGAGTAAGTCAATATGTAGGGGGGAGCGCAAGTCTGTTACGATTGACTATACATCAGCGAAGTATAATTGTTTAGGGGCTGAGTGTTTATTAGGTATGGTTGTTACCGAAGCTAGACAGTCAAACATTAACTTTGATAGTAATGTTACTGTTAATGGTATTTATCCCAAAAGAGAATCGCATCGTGAAATAATTAAGAGTATTGGCATTGTTAAAGAAATGGATGAAGCTAATCCAGGGATCGTAAAGGATTTTACTAAAAAAAATGAAAACCCTAAACAAAGAATATTTAAGGTAGACTCAATAGGTAAAGAGGATCCATCAGCCTTTGCTCAGGATCGGAAAAATATAACCGCAGAAAAGTTTACTGCATATATAAACGAATGTTTGAATGACCATAGCTTAGTGTTAAAAGAAGCGGCGGAAAAACATCTTACTTCGTGCATGGGTGAGTTATTAGATAATGCTGAAAGACATTGTGGTCTTATACAGCGCCCACGCTGGTTCGTAAGGGGGTATGTAAATAATAATGCACGTCAACCAGTTTGTGAGCTAGCAATTATAAATTTCGGTACAACAATCGCGGAAACATTTAAAAATTTACCAGATGTGCACTATTCATTAAAAAAACAGGTAGAACCATATGTAAATCGTCACTTAAACAAAAAAGGAATGTTTGAAGAGGGATTAATAACTGTAGCTGCCTTGCAGGGACGAGTTAGTTGTAAAAATGTTACCGTTTCAGATAGCTCTGGTACTGGGACAATTGAGTTATTAAAGTTTTTCCAAGATATGCATGATAACATAAGAAGAATCAGGGGAGTAGAAGTGGAAAAACCGCGAATGTCATTGATTTCAGGGAGAACTCATATCTCTTTTGATGGCCGTTACCCACTGATTTGTAAAGTGGAAGAGGATGAAGAGAGTGAGACTTTCTCATATCCATTTAATAGTGAGAGCCTTGCAAGTGCACCAGATCGAGCTTATCTTAATGAGATGAAAAATGCCTATTTCCCTGGCGTAATGGTTAATATTCGTTTTCCTCTTCAGAAGAAGACACAAATTTAAGGAATAGGAATAGGAATAGGAATAATGAAAATGTCTAATATTACAATAGATTTCAATAAGTTAGTTTTAGGTTCAGCGAAGAAGCTTTTTGCTGGTAGAGCTAATGGTCAGCAGGCATACGATTATTTTAAGTTAAATGAATTTAATACAGGAAGCAGTGATCGTATTTCTATTTTTATACCTAATGACATAGTGGTTTCAAGTTCATATTTTTTAGGTATGCTCGAAAATATTCTTCCTAAGTTTTCTAAACCTTCTGATTTCTATAAGATTACTTTACTTGATGGTAAAGATTATAAAGAAGGTATGTTAGCAGAATTCGACAGAGCTGTTAAAAGAGGACTCCGGAAAAATGCACCACTATTCTAATTATTTAGTTTTTTCAAGATTGACAGTTATCACTGTCATTTTTTATATAGCATTGTCAGGCAAAGTTACATTTGCAACTAGTGGAAAACAAATATCCACTCGAGATGAGAACTTTCTACCCAATAAAACAATGAACTTAAATGAATATGTATACACAAATTCAATTGAGAAAAATCCACTAATAATATATAAAGAAATTGATAGCTCATTTTCGCCAAAGTATTTATCGAAAGACACGAATAAATATGCCAATGAGCATTATCTCATTGGCGATGGAGAAATATATAATATTATCAAAATTCCAGATGGTAAAACGGACTATTGGGCTATAGGTATATCAGTACTGGCGTTACTATCATCAGTGTTAGTTCCTTGGTTACTGCATCGTAAGCAAAAAAAAGATGCCATAAACGAAGGTTTTTGGTTGCGTGAGGTTATTTTCCCAAAAATCAATGGGTTAATGTTTGATTTTTGTAATGAGTTAAAAGCAAGTTTCGAGTTGGATATAACTGAATTTGCAAGACAATACGAGGATGTTGTATTGATGAAAATGGGGGAGTTACGTGATACTTTCAGTATGCTTAACTGTTTTCCAAATATGCAAGCCAGTATAGATAGCTTAGATCAAATTTGTGATGAATTAGATAATGATGTCGATAATCACCAAACTGAAGTGAAAAAAATCAGAGTTGATGATGTGTCTAGATTCAATACAAAAATGTTATCTAGGATGCTTGATGTACATAGAAATATATAA